TTAGTAAGTACTGTCCAATTTTCCACATTGACAGGAAGCACCATGACTGCAAATACAATGACTCTGAACTCTTCTTTAACGGTTTCCTCGATTAGCACAGGATCATTATCGGTGAGTACTGTCCAATTTTCCACGCTGACAGGAAGTACCATGACTGCGAATACCATGACTCTAAATTCCTCCCTCACTGTTTCCTCGATTAGCACAGGATCATTATCAGCAAGTACTATCCTATTTTCCACACTGACAGGAAGCACCATGACTGCAAATACCATGATGCTAAATTCCTCTCTCACTGTTTCCTCGATTAGCACAGGATCATTATTGGTGAGTACCGTCCTATTTTCCACGCTGACAGGAAGCACGATGACTGCAAATACGATGACTCTGAACTCCTCTTTAACGGTTTCCTCGATTAGCACAGGATCATTATCAGCAAGTACCATCCTATTTTCCACATTGACAGGAAGCACCATGACTGCGAATACCATGACTCTGAACTCTTCTCTTACTGTTTCCTCGATTAGCACAGGATCATTATTGGTGAGTACCGTCCTATTTTCCACGCTGACAGGAAGCACGATGACTGCAAATACGATGACTCTGAACTCCTGTTTAACGGTTTCCTCGATTAGCACAGGATCATTATCAGCAAGTACCATCCTATTTTCCACGCTGACAGGAAGCACCATGACTGCAAATACCATGACTCTGAACTCTTCTCTTACTGTTTCTTCGATTAGCACAGGATCATTATCGGTGAGTACCGTCCTATTTTCCACGCTGACAGGAAGCACCATGACTGCAAATACGATGACTCTGAACTCCTCTTTAACGGTTTCCTCGATTAGCACAGGATCATTATCAGCAAGTACTATCCTATTTTCCACATTGACAGGAAGCACGATGACTGCGAATACGATGACATTAAATTCATCATTAATGGTTTCTTCTATTAGCACAGGATCATTATCAGGAAGTGCTATTACATTCTCTACATTGATGGGGAGTACGATATCAACGGCTACATTATTTTGTAGTACGATTAGTTCAAATGTAGGTCCACTTACGATTACAAATGACGTTACGATTATGGGATGTGCACAATTTCAGGGGTGTGTGTCTACGATTTCTACGAATCTTACACTGGATTCAAATGTATGGGGGAAATATTTATTTGTAAATAAAGCGGAAACGGCACTCACATTATCGGTAAATACACTTGCACCATCCGGTACATTTATGGTTATTAAAAACGTAGCATCTACGTTAGGAAATGATGTCACTGTGAATATTATACCCTATGGGGATGTTCCAACATATACGATTTCATCTTTCTCCACATTACAGCTAATGAGTATGCCAGATGGGTGGTATTCTATATCATCATAGATGGTTCATATTCTGAAACATATTGATTATGATTGTATCATCAATAGTAATCAAATTGTATTAGATAGGGATGCTAGGAATGAGAATGAAATAGGAAAGAAAAAAAAGGAAGCCTTTAGGATACTCTGCGCATACAAATCAAATCTTAAATATCCGGACCAACCAACAGGATGCCAGCGGGTGGAGGATTATTACAACTTGTCGCCACGGGGAAGCAAGATTTATTTTTAACAGGAAACCCACAGATTAGTTTTTTTAAAATGGTGTATCGTCGTCATACTAGCTTTGCGGTAGAATCGCAGCCGATGTATTTTGATGGTACGCCCAATTTTGGTCAGAGAATTACCTGTTTAATTCCACGCCGTGGAGATTTATTGGGAAAAGTCTATTTGGATGTTACTTTACCGCAGATCAAAGATACATCAGGTAATATTCTATCGTATACGAATTCGATTGGAAATGCGTTGATTCAGGAGATTACGTTTGAGGTAGGAGAGCAGGAAATTGATAAGCAAACGGGAGAATGGATGGAAGTATGGACGCAATTGACAACGCCAGCGGGGCAGCGTGATGCGTTAAATGAGATGATTGGGCGTGTGGAATTATATAATCCTCCGAATCTCATTCCAGGTGCTAAATCAGCAGGATTACGTCTTTTGGTTCCGCTTCAGTTTTATTTTTGTAATAATCCAGGTCTTTATCTTCCATTAATTGCCTTACAGTATAGTCCGATTCGTATTAATATTACATTGCGTCCTCTTCAGCAACTATTTTGGGTGCCTCCGCCTGTGAATCAGGAGGATTGGATGCCAGCGTGTTCTATATCGGTGGATTGTACGTCGCAAATTGTGAATATGATGTTATGGGGTGATTATGTGTATTTGGATGTGGAAGAGAGACGTATGTTTGTGAGTACGTCTCATGAATATATTATTGAGCAAGTACAATATACACCACCTTATTCAATAACAGCACAGCAAACGACTGCTACGATTTCGGTGGAATTTAATCATCCCGTTAAGGAATTTATTTTTGTGGCGCAACGTGATTCTATGATGAATCGTAATGAATGGTTTAATTATAGTAATTTGGCGATTGGTCAGCAGACGCCAGCATTGGTATTACCTTATTTGAATTCGAATGCTCCAACGGGTCGTATGGATTTAATTGCATCGGCAAAATTACAATTGGATGGGTATGATCGATTTACAGAAAGGGGTCCACAATATTTTCGTTTGGAGCAACCTTATGATCATCATACTACGACTCCGGTCAATGCTTTTATTTATAATTACTGTTTTGCGTTGCGACCAGAGGATGCGCAGCCTACAGGAACAATGAATGCGAGTCGGATTGACAATATTGTATGGCAGATTCAAATGAATCCAGTATTGAGTAATCCTATGATGACAAATACAGAACAGAGAGGTTCTTGTCATATTGTTGTATACGGGCACAATTATAATGTATTTCGTGTGATTAATGGTTTTGGTGGATTACTGTTTACGATTTAAATGAGAAATGAAATGAAGAATAAGGAGGGGTAAAAAAGTCACAGTAGAGAGTAATGGGATCGTCGGTCTCTAATCTTAAATTTTGGGAAGAAAAACCCTCACTATTTGGTGATAAAGAGGAGGGAGCAAATGACAGTATTTATTTATCCTATCATGTATTTCTTGCACTATCGATCTTAGGAGGATTTATAGCACTAGATCATTTGTATCTACGGTCTCCTGTTACGTTTTTAGCAAAAATCATTGTGAATGTATTTTGTTTTGGTGTATGGTATTGGTATGATGCCTTACAAGCCATATGGAATAGTGATGTCATTAAATTGTATGGTTTATCGGTTCCTCTTATGGGACCGAAAGGAATTGGAGCAGGTGTGCTCTCTAAGGAAAAGCCGAGTAAATTGCATTGGAATTTTTTGATTTATTCCATGTGTCTTCTCTTTGGTGGTGTATTTGGTCTAGATTCCTTTTTAGTGGGAGACAATCGTTCGGGTCTCATTCGTCTTGTTTCATTGATTAGTGTGATTGGTGTACCGATTGCGATTGGTTGGTGGTGTTACAATTTATTTTGGTATTTTACCGATACAGAATACATCATTAATATGAATGGACCTTATTTTGGCAGAGAAGGTGGTTCATTTGCCTCCCGATTATTAGGATTGATTCCAGCCTTCTTGGTGCCGATTATTGAATCTGTTCTTGGTCCTATTACGGCTTCCATTAACTTAGCAAATACCACTGTAGAATTAGCAAAATCAAGTGTGAATGAATTACCTAAAGTCGCAAGTACTGTAGCTGGAACGGTAAAAGGATTGATTGATGCGTCTCAACAAGTAGGTGCAATTACGCCACTATCAACACTTGCGACACCTGAGGCATTACAGAAATCATCTAATGCGCAACGTTCTATGAAAGGCGGATCGTTGGGAGAAGACTTAAACGCATTGCCCTATACATTACTAGGCACAGTTGCTTTCATTTCCATTGCAGGATTTGCGGTGACATATTATCGATCCAAAAAGAATGTCAAACCAGAAGCAGATGATTCCCCTCCCGAGCCAGGAGTTTTTCGAAAGTCTCATCAAGAAAAATCCACAGGTGCCGCATGATCCGATCGTTTTGATCAAATTCGGAGCCACCTGGTGCAACCCTTGTAAGAGGTTGGACATGGATTTTCTACTTAGTCTAAGTGATAAAATTAAATGGTATGAGTGCGATTTGGATGAAAATGATTATACCCCTGGTTATTGTGGCGTAAAGACGATTCCATGCTTTCTAGCGATTGTGAATGGTAATTGCCAACCACTTTTTCAGAGTTCAGATACCATGAAGGTAGCAGAATGGATAAAGGGTGGATTTAAACAGTAAATAGAATAATATAATAATACAATCACATATGATAGAAAATAGCATATGTGACAGTAATAAAATAGGATTATGATTTGAAAAAATAGCATAGGTGCTGATCCAAATGGGTATAATGACTGCAACGATGGAGGGCATGATTCGCAAGAGTTAAGAAAGAGGAAGAAAGAGGGCGTTTGTTTTTTCGAAGTTCGGAAAGGAAGAAGGAGCAAAAGGCGCCTGAATGGGATTGTTGTTCAGGGTGCCAACTAACACCATAGATGGGATAGTATTTTCCTTCTATCGCGGCAATGTATTCTTTTCCCGTTTGATCGATACTGGTTGCCAGAATACGATAAAATCGTGTCAAATGGTGATTGTTCATAAAATCTGTCACAGACATCCCATAATTATGATGCTGTAGGGTTGATTGTGCATGCTCTAAAAAATGGAGATACTGTGGAGAAAAGGCGTGAAACAGACGCGAATCTTTTCCATCGGGTGTCAATTGAATCGGATAGAGTCCATCAGCAACATACCGTTTGAAAGTCATGACATCACCAATCACAGTAAGTAACATTTCAAATCCAAGACATGTTCCCCATATTGGAAAATAGAGGTCAGGCTGCAAAGAAAGTTCAACAAATCGTCTGATGGAATGGAGAAATGCCCTATTTTTTAGAAGGAAACCCATTTCTCCTCCAGGAATCAAAAGACCATGTACCATAGACATATATTTTTCATGTTCTGTGGTGTCGTATGGAATAAGAAGCACATGTACGTCACGATCCATAAACCAATCCACATATGCTTTCATGACATGGGAGTTGCCGTGTTTTACCTTTTTGGAATGTGGAATCGTAAGAATCCCAACACAAAGCGTACTTCGCCCTTTTCTAGTAGATCTCTGTATCGTACTCATCGCTATTATGGTATGATATTGTAGCGTCTTACTAATTGGCAAATAAGAGACGTCCGCGACCTCCTGACACCTCGTACACATCCCATCCCTCGGTAAAGACACGGCATTCTGATTTGCGTTGTGTTAGTGTAGGATTCGTATTAATATTTGCCAACTCTACGTACAATGTGGGACGATCTGCGGTTGTAAAATTTACGGTTCCTTCTGGGACACGTGGGGCAGGATAGATGGTGCCATATTGATCTCCTAGTGACCATTTCATACTACTGATTTCTTTTCCACTTGCTTTTTCATCTTTTACTAGTTGAACTATATTTTGCCATAAAAATGGTTCATGTAACAATTCACGATCGCGTCCAGCAATGACGAGTTTGATACGATAATAAAATGCACCATAGGGTTCAGTATAAGGTTGTGTTGCGGTTGGACCATGTGTTTCAAAGAAATCATTACTAAAATCATCCAAACGATTATTATCTAATACATTGTAATTACGAAAGAACCAAAACATACGTTCGGTAGGATGGCGTCCATCTATGTATCGTGTGACTGCCGCAGTTCCACCCTTATCCAAAGGGATGTAATCCAATTCGCCGAATGTAAAATTGTTTTCAAATTGGCGGCGAAAGGGGATTTGAATGGGGGCAGAACGAAGTGCTTCTTGAACATCGGGTGGGACATAGTGTTGAATGGTGGATAATAAAATAGTGGGTTGTCCTACTTGCGAGAGGGAAAGAGGGGCAAAGACGTAAGGAGTGCCGTCTGGAAAGTTGTAGGTAAAGGAGGGTACATTCCATGGAGCTGGTTTAAAAAGAGTGGAGTCACTGCATACGACTAAATCTTCTATGTTACGAAGGGTACATTTGATACGAAATCGTTGCCATGCCATAGCGACAAGAGGAAATCCAGCATCACCTGGACACTGCATTCCTGGAAGGGGGAGAACGATACGAAGATGACCAGGTGTCGCTCGAAGCTGAATTCCACGATCGGTCGGTATATTCGTATATGGATTCACTGTATCCACTAGACCTCCCACTGTTTGCTGAAGAAAGCTACTATTCCACGAGCCTTCTGTCATTTGTTTTGCCAGAAGTCCATCACCACTCCATTCCTGTAACAAGAACTGATCTTGATAAAACTGAATGCTTTCAAATAGAAAATAGCCGACATAATTGACATATCCATAAGATAGGTGAGCCATATCATTGGTTGTAATGGGATATAAACCATTTGCGGTGGAGGGTGCACCGAGCTGTCCTTCAGGAAGATAGGGAAGAGAAGGCAACCAGGAAGGTAGATCAATTTCAAGTGCGCATTCGGTCATGACATCGCCATAGGGATCAATCTCTACTTCAAAGGTATGACCGAAGGTTGTTCCATTGATGGGTACTTCCGTTCTACGTTCAGCTAAATGATGAATGGAGGATTGATAGCGAGCGTCATAAGGAAAGTTGCTTTCTTTTGAATCTTTTACAAAATAGGTGTCTTTAACACCTCGTGCCACCAATTCAAAAAGAGCTCCTTGACCACTCGATTGATTGATGGACGTCATTCTATTTTATAGAAGTCATTCTAATGTTATTTTATACTCTTGATTTCATGTATCATGTCTAGTTGATAAGATGGCGAAGGAATGATGTGAGAATGCCCGATAGAAGGGACATACCTAGTGCCATTGGTACATTAAAGCGATAAATAAGAATCATAAAGACAGCGAGGGAGGAGAGCAAGGCAATGATAAGTGTTTCCACAATCGTACCCATTTGGGTGGCAGCCATATCACGTTTTGTCATTTTTGAAAGAATCAAACGACTTAGACATGCCGTAATGAATGATGCGATTACCATAAACATAACAACATCTGACCAGTTTAATTCATAGGAAATAGCTGAAAGATAGACCGCTGCCACATTGAGTGCAGAAATGGCGAGCATTTCAAGAATAATATTCGTACTATTCATCTGTTTCTATGTGATGATGATAAAATAGTAATGAAATTTGATAGAGATAGAAACGTATGATGATATAGAAACAATACATGATACATGGTGAATCTCGTCATTGTCGAATCTCCCGCAAAATGTCAAAAAATTCAAGGAATTCTCGGAGCAGGTTGGCGTGTGGTTGCGAGCATGGGTCACATTCGCGCCCTCAAACATGAATTACAAGCGATTGGGATCGATAAGGATTTTGAACCCAGTTATGAATACAGTAAAGAAAAAGCAAAAGCGATTAAACAATTGAAAGAGGCAGCCACGGATGCGACGCAGATCTATTTGGCAGCGGATGATGATCGAGAAGGAGAAAGCATCGCTTACGCCGTCTGTTTGTTATTAAAACTCAATCCCCGTACAGCATTGCGATCCGTGTTTCATGAAATTACAGAGAAAGCTGTGAAAAAAGCTGTTGCTGAACCACGTCATTTGGATATGAATCGTGTACACGCTCAACAATCACGCGCCATGCTCGACATGATGCTTGGATTTACTCTGAGTCCTCTCCTATGGCGTTATGTCGCTCCAGCACTATCAGCAGGGCGTTGTCAGACACCTGCCTTGCGTCTTATAGTGGAACGAGAAGAGCAAATTCGCACTTTTACCGCTGCATCCAGTTGGCATCTTCATACAGAGTGGGTACGAGATGGATTCACTTTCTCAGCAGAGATGGAGGATGAATTGGAAGATAAGGATTCGGCGGTGAATTATATGGAATCCATTCATCAACAGCCATCAGGGAGCATCCTAGAAACAGTTCGTACACCATGGACAGAATCGGCACCGCTTCCATTGATTACGAGTACACTTCAGCAGCAGGCGTCTGCGATGTTTTCTATGAATCCGAAGCAAACGATGTCTGCGGCACAGCATTTATATGAAATGGGACATATTACGTATATGAGAACAGATCATGCGGTTCTTTCTGAAGAGGCAAAGAAGGATGCGAAAGAATGGGTGAAAGAGAATTATGGGGAGGCGTTTGTAGGCGAAAAGGAACCTGTGAAGAAGAAAAAGCCGAGAGTGGCACAAGTAGCGCAAGTAGCAGAGGTACAAGAAGTGAAGGCGCAAGAGGCGCATGAAGCCATTCGTCCTACGCATATGGAAGTCACGCATGTATTGGATGGAGTGTCTGTGTATGAAAAGAAAGTGTATCATTTGATTTGGCAGCGAACGATTCAATCGGTGATGGCGGCAGCGCATGGAGAATATTATCGAGTAAAAACGCAGATCGAAGGAGACGCGGATTTTACGTGGAGAAGTCAATGGAAGCGGACGGTATTTGAGGGGTGGAAGAGGGCTGGAAAAGTGATGGATTTAGATGAGGAGTCGGATGAGACACAGGGTGCTATACAGGGTGCTATACAGGATTCTACACAGGGTGCTACACAAGATAGTATATGGGAAAAAGCGACGAAGATACAAGTAGGTGATGTGATAGAATGGAAGACGATGCATGCGGAATCAAAGGAGACGAAGGCGCAAGGGCGATATACAGAGGCGACATTGGTGAGAGAATTGGAGAAGCATGGGATTGGGCGTCCGTCTACCTTTGCGTCATTGTTGTCAGCGATTCAGGATAAGAATTATGTGGAGATCAAGGATATTCCTGCGAGGGATGTATCTGTAATGGAATATACATTGATGGTGAATCAATGGCCAGCGATAGAAAAAGAGAGGAAGAAAAAAGTAGGAGCGGAAAAGAATAAGTTGGTGCCGACAGATTTAGGACGTTCGGTGCTTACCTTTCTGCTTCAGCATTTTACGGATGTATTTGAGTATGATATGACGTCACAGATGGAGAAACGATTGGATCGTATTGCGGAAGGAGCGGAACCGTGGAAGAAGATCTTGCATGATATGTGGCAATCCTATCAAGAGCGTTATTATCGTTTATTAGGAGCGGTAGAGCAAAAAAATCGTCCTAACGCAAAAGTGCGCGAATTTACGAATGGATTAAAAGCGGTTCAGTCAAAGAAGGGTCCACTTCTCTTGATAGAGGGATTAGAGGATACGCAATTCATTGGATGGCCAGTGGGTGTTTCGTTTGAGGACATGACGGAAGAAATCGCGCGTTCCTTTCAAAAAGAGGAGGAAAAGAAAAAGGGAAATGAAATGGGAAGATGGAAGGATCAGCCGATTCAAAAGAAATCAGGAAAATTTGGGATGTATGTACAATGTGGTGATGTATCGGTTCCTTTTGTGGAGGAGGAAATAGAGAAAACGATAGAGCGATTGGAGTCAAAAGCAAATGCGAAGGCAAATGGATCAGATGTGATAAAAGAGTTCAAGCACTATATGATTCGTAATGGGCAATATGGACCGTATATTGTGAAGACATCGGTAAAGAAAATGCAATTTGTATCGTTGCCGAAGGGGTTGGATGGTACAGTTCTAACAGAGAAGGAGGTGGAAGTATTGTATCAGGCGGGGGTGGCGAAAAAGAAATGGGGTAAGAAATAAGTAAAAGGGGCAAATAAAATGACAATAAATAAATAGAGATGTCAAAAGAAAATGGGGTACAAATGATTAATGGGACGGATCCAAAACATCCTCGTTCGCGTTCGGCGTCCCCTGTACGTTCGGGAGAAGAGGGAAAGCCGCGACGTTATTTAAATGGATGGACGAAGGAACAGGAGCGTTTGATGGCAGAATGGAGTGACATTGCTCTCTGTTATCGCTGGCTTCATGATCGATCCGAAAAGCATTTTCATAGTAAAACGATTTGGATTAATTTACCCGTCATTATTTTGTCGACATTGGGTGGAACAGCGAATTTTGGAATTCAATCTATTTTTAATTCGGATTCATCAAAACAGATTGCAAGTTTTGCGATTGGTGGCATTTCATTAATGGCGGGGCTACTGACAACGATTGGAAACTATTTACGGTATGCACAGTTAGAGGAATCAAATCGTGTGGCATCGATTGCATGGGGTAAATTTCAACGTTTGATTGCAGTAGAAATTGC